TTCGTGTAACATTTCCGCTATAACCCAGTACTCCCCGTAGGCTACTGTGCCATAGTCCTCAATTGCTTCGTCTGTCTTTTCGTCTGCCCGGGCGTTATAGTCATGAGGAAACCAAAGTGTATCTTTTGCCATGCTTTAACTTTTTCTTTTAGTCAACTGGCATAGACTTTGAAGTATATATGCTCAGTTGTGTTATTGTATTGCGGTACGGACTGCCATCCTGCCGCTTTTTTATTTAAAATCACCGTCTTTCCGATGTGTCCCGATTTTACTTGCTTCTGACTATTGGTTAGCCGCGATAAGCTCACAAGTTTTGCCGCCGTCCTACCTGATTACTCCGTGCGATTCCTACCAGCAGGGGAATATTTCTTTACTCAAACATTGTTAATTGCCCTGATACTACATGCACATACAACCTCCAAACATGCTCCCTGCGACCATATACGCCTTTCTTCTGCTCTTTGGTCATTTCGAGTATATTCGCATCGGTCAGGCTGCTAATTGACCTCCTGATGCTTGTAAGCGGCGTTAACCTGTCTATCTTGCCCAGTATTATCAGATTTTGCCAAACCTGAGACGGAGTGTAACCACTGTTATAGGTCTTGAAAAACCATATTACAAGCTCGTCTTGAGTAGTTGCAGCTTTCGCCGCTTCGTTTAGCTCTTGGAGTGGCAATTGAGTTGTGTCGTAGTATGTTACCATGTCGGTTAGTTTTATATGGTTATTCCGTGTTTTCTTAATAAGTCTATAAATGCTATTTCTGCTGTTTGTTCCACGACTCCATTACCATAGGCACGAAGAAGGTCTTCTCTAAAGTTGTACCCATTAATTGTGCTACCCATGCATGGTTTAACTGTTCTCGGTTCTTCCCATTCGTATTACGGTTCTCCTGGTCTTGCCGGCCATAAATTGCTACCGCCTCTAATGTATCCATCCTGCTCTTGCCATCCTTTCTGTCTATCGCATTCCCGCATCCTTTGTAATCCCTCGTTGTTGCTGTCGGCCAGTTTGTATTTAATTTCGGATTTACTACTTGTTCTCCTAAATTCGTTTTTCCCCTGTCGAATGAGGCATCTTTGTACATAAAAACTCTTGGAGTCGCCCAGTTCTTTACCACATTGCTCAGGCCCTGTTGCTGGCTGTTCGATGATCTGCGGTCGCTGCAATCCGGCGTCGGCCAGCCAATCCTTTCGTATTGCGAGGATGAATAACCGTTCCCGTTCATGTGGCGCGCCAACTTCCGCCGCTGTGTACAATCCTGCCTCAACTGCATAGCCCATACCTGATAGGCTTCTGTAAACCGTGTCGAATCCAAGTGTAAGGTGTCCTGAGACGTTTTCGAAGAAGCACCAAATAGGCTTAATTGCTTCGATGTCTCGCTCCAGATATGGGTAAAGGTGTCGTGGATCATCGGTTCCTTTTCTGTTTCCGGCGTTACTGAATGGCTGGCAGGGATAACCGCCCATAATGCCGTGTATCTTTCCACGAAATGGTTTTGCATCGAAGGTTTTAAGATTCGCCCAGATAGGGCACGGAACCACCATACCCGATTCCATGCCGGCCACCAGGTTCGCGATGATAAAGGCTTCGATTTCCACAATAACAGCGGTTCTGAATGTCCCAATCGCTCGTTCAACTCCTCTTTCGAGGCCGCGTAGTCCTGTGCAATAGCTAATGATGGCAGGAGATTGGAAGGGATTACCCACATATTGATTGTTCATTTAATTATCTGTTATTGCAAATATTTGTTTCATTACCTGTAAGCCTCAGCTACAAGGATATTTATGTCGTTAACATTGTCGCTTTTAATTATCATGGTTTATAATCTATTTATAAGCATACCTGAGGCTTTTTTTACCGCATCTGTGAGCATGCGCTTATCATCCAGCGGAACTTCAAACTGATGGATATACAGGTTATTGAGCGCACCGCCGTTGGGTAAATAAGGGATAGCATTATCCTCTATGAAATTCATCCAGTGTACAGATGGGTTACCGTCTGCGAGTTTCTTAATATCCAGCAATTCTGATTGATAAGGCATGTATATTATAAGCTCCGCATGATCGAGGCCGGTAAGTATCGCATTACTAACAAGCTGCCAATAGTATGTATCTCCCTCAGCATGCGCTGGGTATTTTATTCCCTCATGCTCAAAGCCATTGCGCACATCATTGATAGCATCCATGCCTGTCTTTCCAAAATAAAGTGGTAGCACCAGTGAGCAGAATGATTTAATGGTCATTGGACATTTTATGTCCATAACTGAAACCGGCTTACTTTCAATGCCATATCTTACCCCATCAGGACTACCGGCCCAGCAGTCTATTGTAGGATGTATTATTGTTTCTGTGGCCATATACTGATAGTCGAGCCCAAGCAGGTCGAATACCCGCGGCTCCAGCAGTTTGCCCCATGATGTAGGCCTGCTGTCTGTTTCTGTTTTTAGTGCTCGGCCTATAATGCGCTCCATGTTCTTCTCCGCGATATATTTAATAGCCGGTGCGCCAAAGTCTATTTTATTTTTAGCTACCGTTAATAGATCGCTGATGCACGAGCTTGTGAAGTTGCCGATGCGCAATTCGTTATTTATCATAATTCAGAGAGTGTTTTTTGCAGTTTGGAATAGCTTTGTTCTTCTTTGTTTTTTATGATGCGCTCAGCATTTGCCACCTGGTCAGGCGTCATAGCTACTTTTTTCATGTCAAATAGCAGCTGTAGGTCTGAAAGTGATGCGCTCGAATCTACTGGCTCAAAAAGGCTTTGTATGGTAGCCTCTCCATTTTTAATAGCGGCCTTCATGCCGGTAAGTGTCTCCAGTTTATCAATATCAATATCCCCAACTTTTTGTATCTCCAAAGCATCACACAACTGCTTATCCGTAACACATATGCTTTTGAAGTAGGCTACAGCTTTGTCTCTTCGAGATACAAGCGTCTCTGCTGTACCCCTGGCCACCTCTTTTGCCTTATCCTGTATTGCAGATACTAAAGCGCCGGGTATTACTTTAAATATCGCGTTGCGCACTGCTATTGCTATTGCGGCATTGCCGGTCATCACCTGCATATCCTGATTAAAAGTTTTACCTGATTTATCGGTTATTTTACGGCTTACCTCTACTGTTGCTTTAACATTGTTTTCGAGGTCTATACAAACACCCTGCGCAGTAATCATCTTATTATCATTGGCGATAACCCGTCCACCATATTGAATATTAGTGTATGCTGCCGCCACAATCTCTGCCAGCCTTATACTTGGGCCTTCGAGTTTAGACCCACCCCTGGGAAGTGCATATGTGCATGCTGCAGCTATATCCTCGCTGAATGTTGCCATACTTAGTGCGTTATCCCTGAATTTTGTAAGGCTGCGCGGATAAGCCTTTGCAGTGGATATTTGCGTGTCTATTTCCGCTTTCGTGAGCAGGTAAAGAGCCGTTTCATTATTTTCAGGCTGTAGAACCTCTATTTCATTAGTTTTGTTTTCCATTACTATTATTTTTGTGTTTTATTGCCTGTTGGCAGTTAAAAAGAAAATTGAGTAACAAATCGTGTTTTAATTCCCGTTTAGTTTTTTTGGGGTATCTAATTGCGAATAGTTTAGGTTTTGTGAGCATGGAGTTATCGTTTTTTTTTGTGAGTTTATTAAACTGTCGTTTTGTTTTTATAAGTTCGATTGAAACGGCTGCGATTATCACCGCTACGGGTATTAGTAGAAGTATCATTTATACTGTTTAGAAAGCATTTTATCTGCTATTACCATTGTTGCAAAAACTCCTATACTTATTAACCCAACTATACCAATGCTATGGTTATACTGAAAGAAGTGTATAGCATCGGTAATTACGTTGGCGACTGATTGAGCGAATTGCATAATTGTTGATTTAGCACCCTTCTACTGATTGATGAGGGTTGGTTTGAGGATAAACTGATGAGTATATAGCTCTCGTTTTGGATACTCCATCATCATACGCACTGCTGCGAACTTTTGATGCTTTTTTTAAAAGCTCAAGATATAATTCGATGTCTTTTACTTTGGCAATGGATTGAAGTAATGACTTATAATCATCCAGCCATACTTCCTTTTCTACCTGCCCGAATACGGGTATATTTGCGTTGTCCATGTTATGCTGTTTTGTTTAAGTTGTTATCAAATATGTGTGTCCTGTTTTCGCGCCTGTTGATTACCTCTGCACAAAAGCTATCTATTGTATCGCTATCGCACATGGCTAAGTATGTATCAAATGATACAGAGTATCCATTCTCATTGTCTGTGCATACATGTACGTTACCGTCGCCATCGGAAATATGATCCTTCAGCTCATTATAGGTTACCGTTTTAACCAGGTATTCAGGCTCTATGTCAATAGTTGCGCCGGGGGTAAAGCATGAGCATATGAACAGGGTGCCGTCATTATGCTGCCGGTTATGGTCAACCGATAATTTTGAAGTTTGATAATGTTGTATTATTTTTGCCATGTCTTTGGGTGTTTTATACATCTGAATAATTAGCAGCTGCCCTCACAGCTGCTTTTTTATGCCATTTTTTTACGAGTTACCGACTTCTGCAAACCGATAGACAACTTAACCCTTTGATCTTCATTGAGCCCCTTTTGGGGGGCTGGAGGGGTTTTACCCTCCAGCCTCTTTCTTAGGAGTGTAGCGCGGTCATAACCAGCCTTGAAGTAGGCCTCAAGGCTGATAACTTCGTTTAGTATCGTTTGCTGCTCGGTCATTTGTTAAAAAATATTATTGTGAAAGTGCTTATGATGTTTATCGCTATTGCGCTGATTCCGAGTATTGTTATGAAGCGTGGTACCCAGTCGTAGTTGTTAAACTGTTTGCGCTTACATGGCTTTTTAATGACATTTGGCACAAAATGTGCGGTTCAAGCTGCTGTACCAATCTTAATGGTGATCTTATCACGTATGATAGCGATAGTGGCAGGCTTACCCGAGCCTTTGAGTAGTACTGCGTCCAATGTGACGGTCGAGAAGCCGAGAAATTCGGCTGCATCTACCTTTGTGTCGAATGAGGCTACAAGCTTTTCGTATGCCTTTCTTTCTGTAGTGGTGAGCTTTTCGCTCCTGCGCACTCTTGTTTTTACTGCTGTTTCCATTTTTCTATTTTTTAATAACACCTTTGTTTTTATCTTTACTAATTCAGGGCGGCCTATAGACCCGAGAAAACCGTTACAGATGTCCAAATTCTGTATGGTGAGTACCACTCTGAATGGTGGGCCTCCAAAGTCTGCCTCGGCCGCTCCTGTTTTTAAAAACCGCAATTCCCGCTTAACCGATATTGCTCTCGGGTGCCTTCCGGCCCTCGGTAGTAGTTTCGGACTTGCGGATTTGGACTCCAGCCTCCACTTTCGGGAAACACCCGCGAGTAAGACTGTGTCTTTTGCGGCTTTATTTGAAAGAACTTGTTATTTGCTTTGCGAATACAAAGATAACAACTAAAGTTTCAAAAATGCAACTTTAGTAATTAATATTTCTTTATTTAAACTATTTTTTATTGATAATTAGCGTACAATGACAGAAAATGACTTTAAAGAAGGTATGACTGTATGGTTGAACGAGGGGAGCGTACCAATGTCGCTGAAACTGAAGACACCTAACAATATGTGGCGGTGTACATGGTTTATCGGTGCTAACGTGAAGGAGTGGGACTTCTTGCCGTCTCAATTAACGAACGAAGCCCCAAAAGGGGCTTCTGTAAAGGATGAAAGCGATCCCTTTTAATCGACCAGCGTTAAATCGGCTACTTTGTAGTGGCCCTCGAAAACGTCACTACCAATGAAGTAGTTACAGATGGCTAAATCGCCATCGATGATTTTCACGCTCATCTTGTAGGGATGCTGCGTCGTGGTAACAGATGATCCTGATTGCATAAAATGAAGTTTAGAATGCAAAGATAACAACTAAAGTTTCAAAATGGAAACTAAAAATATACACGAGGGTAAAGCGGCAAAAAACTATCTGAAAGGAAAGGGATATGCTATGAAAGATGTAGCTGATAAGCTTGAAATGACAGAGCAAGGTCTTAGTAAGAATTTTAGAATGGAAAAGCTGACAAAGGTCTTTATTCTCAAGATTAACGCAGCTCTTAACATCGATATAGACAAGGCTATTCATACACCATCGCAACGCGGTTCCGTACGTTATAAGAAGCGAGTTCCATTGATCGGCGATGCGGTGGCTGGCACGCATATGGAAGTAGTAGTAGATGATACCCCCGCAGAGATGGAGTACATAGACGTTGGCGATATGCTCCGTGACAGCGAAGCGGCATTTACGGTCTATGGCAATAGCATGACTCCCGGATATCCAAGTGGCTGCATTCTGGGCATCAGGCGCAACTATGATAACTTTATTCAACCAGGGGAGATATACCTGCTCGTAACCCGCAGCAACAGGGTATTCAAGCGGCTATATTACAATGAAGATAAGACAGGTTTTATGTGCTATTCGGACAATACTATAGAGTATGATAAAGGCTCGTTGAAGGGTAGGCCATATTACCCGCCCTTTGAGGTTAAGGCAACAGATGTTGTGAGCGTCTATGATGTTGTCGGTCTTATCAAAAGAACCCGCAATTCAGCGGTAATAATGAGACAAACGTAAATTTCACCCGTAAAAATAAAGGCCATGAAACGATTGCCGCATTTATTATTTTTGCTGCTCTCATATAAGACATCAGCTCAGGATTATAAGTTAATCCATATTACGAGACCCGCATTGATTTACTCTCAACCAACATTGGAAAATCAATTCGTCATTGACACATTATTAGAAAATACCGTTTGCTATGCGTCATCACTGATTACGATAAATACCAAATACGGCCCGGCAGACTTCTGGCATATCTCAACTTCATTAAAATGGGTTTATATACAAGACTCCCCTATTAATATTGACTACGACGATAGTGATAAGCAATTATTTAGAGAATGGGTATTGAATAGCAAAGGTGATTCTGTCAGAATGAAGTTAATAGAAGATCATTTAAACAATGCTCTCAAGGATCAGAACAATTTAGCCATCGATACCTTGGATTATGCCCTTTTGTCTAGACAAATAAAAGCCAAGGTAGGCATTGATTATTTCGTTTATTGGTACCCCAAATATTCAGAAGCGGTTGATTTAGAATTTGCTGTAAAAAACTACAACAAAGCGCCTATTAAATATATTACCGTATACATTGGTGCACTTGATGCTGTCGGCGGAAGCCTACTTAGTATGGATCGCCAGAAGGTGGTTAAACTTAAATGCGTCGGCCCGGTAAGGTCATGTGAAAGAGGCGTGTATCAGTTTGGCCACGCTTTTTGGAGTCCGGTCATTGATAGTATTTACATAAGCAAATTGGAGGTAGAATATATGTCTGGGGAAAAAAAGACAATGATTACACCGAACAGTTTAATTGGAAGACACGAAATGACAAAAGATTTGAGTGATTATCTTCATTGACCATACATTAAACTAACGATAACCGAGTCGGAGTATCAGGCCCAGAAGATGAAGTTATTAGAGAAATAGCCGTTTATGACAAAAAAGAAACATGCCCAGCTGGTGGCCGGCCGATTCGTTAAAGCAATGAAGCAGATCATTGCTAACGAGATAAAGGACGTAACCAACCGGTCCCAGTTCGCTGAGAAAGTGGGGGAGTACAAACAGAATATTTCGAAGATTGAGTCCGGAGAAAGGTACCCGACCATTGAAACCATCTGCACGATGTGTTTAGTGTTCGGTGTCGATCCGGGGTGGATACTGCTGGAGCGGGGCGAAATGTTCGGGGGCGGGCAGACGATCCCGGGCGATTTCCTCCAGCGGTTAAATAACCTGGAAAAGATCGTCGGGAAGTCAAAAAAGCAAGTTGTAAAGAAAGTAAGCTGAAATCCGCTATAGGAAAGGAATTGAGCCGAAAACGGGCAGGATAACGAAATCGTTCACGGCGGTGTACAATCAGCTACCCTATATTAAAATAAACTATTTCAAAAACCGCTACAGTCGCAGGTTTCAGGATATCAGGAGGCAAACGTGTTCCCTCTTAATCAGCGGGCCCAGGGTTCGAGTCCCTGCGGAACCACAAACCTGAAATCCCTTGTAGCAGGGGCTTTCAGGGGATTTTGAAACTTTCTTAGGACTGTAGCTATTGTTTAATAGTTCACGGAAAAGTGAACGAAAATAGCTAACAGATGAAAATTAGACTGAAAAACGGCTGCTCATGCAGCACCCCATCGGTATACCCCACCGGCTGGGAACGGAAGAACGCGTCCGTAAAAAAACCGTGGTATATTCATTTCAGATTTTATGATCCGGCATTCCGGGATAGATACCCCGACGGCTTCCAGAAGAAGATAAAGCGTATGAACGAATACTGTACGCTTGAAGAACGGCAGGACGCCACAAGGGTATTGCTGGATGGGTTACTCGATTTGCTAAAAAACAGGGACTACAATCCCGTTACCGGCTATATATCGGAGCCCGCGCCACAACTCCCTGCCGGAGCTATTTCCCCGGATAGCGGACTTATGGAGGCCCTGCAGGCGGCATATGTAAAAAAGAAGGGCACAAAAGGAGTAAAAAAAGACCTGCGCTCGATATTGAAGTATTTAGCTATGGCAGCAAAGGAATTGCGCCTCGATGATACGCCGGTTATAGATATACGCCGCAGGCATGTTAAAATGCTTCTGGAGCAGTGTGGAATCGTTAAGAACCGTATAGAGGACATGCGCTATAAACAGGCCAAAAAGAACCCTTCAGCGCGGCCATATGAGCTGAAAAGAAAGGAGGTTTGGAGTGCAAATAATTACAACTTCTATCGCTCATACCTGATGATGCTTTTTGAGGAGCTCTGCGATTGGGAAACTATCGAGAATAACCCGGTGGAGAAGGTAAAGAAACAAAAGCATGCTGTGTCCAGGAGGAAAACCTTAACCCCGGAGCAGAGGGAGGCTATAAATGAAGGATTATATATAGATAATTACCGTTTATGGCGGTTAATGCACCTGTTTTTCTCGTCCGGCGCGCGCGAGACCGAAATGGTACTATTAAAGCCGGAGCACGTTAATATCAGGAGCCAGGAGGTATTATTCTCTATTTTTAAGGGCCATTCATACAGGCAGGAGGTCAGGCCCATGCCATTGGATGCTATACCGTTATGGCAAGAGGTTATTTCAGAGGCGTTGCCGGGCCAGTTCCTGTTCTCAAAAGACCTTAAGCCGGGTGATGTATCCATTAGCGCCAACAATGCATTTACGCGGCGCTGGAAGCGATGGGTTAAGAATAAGAAGAACGATCAGGGGGAGAGCAAATACGGTGATGCGGTGGCTGATATTTACAGCCTTAAGCATTCGCATACAACGGAGCTAAAGAAGCGGGTAGGGGCTAAGCTGGCCGCTATTCATAACCGGCATACAGAAGCGGTGCTCAACAAGCATTATGATACAGATGGGGCAGACAGGGAAATGAACATATTAAAGGGCATGGTGATACCATTTGTACCTGCAAGTACGGGCTAATTCCTTAAAAACTGTTTTTCCATCTCGGCTATTTCCTCTCGGTAGCTTCTGTTTACCGATTGTACCTCTTTGGATGCCATGCGGGCCTCATATAATGCCTGTTTGCTTCTATATGCCAGCAGTGAGGCTATTTCGTTTGCTCTCAGGTCAGTATATCGCCACAGGAAGTATGCGGCAGCCTGCTTTGCCTCTACTATCTGCTGTCGGTCGCGTAATTTTGCGCGGGTGCCTATTTCAATCCTATCTACTTGGAAATGCTTGGCAACAACTCCGATTATTTTTTCGGTCATAGTAAATGATTTGCTTACAAAGTTATCATATAAATTTATACTTTACCAAAGTAAATTAACCAATATTAACAGGATGTTCAGGGCATAAATAAGCCCCTTGATAGGGGCTACCCCATGAGCACAAACAATCCGAGCCATGACAGTAATATGAAAATGGCTTTGGGCATTAGTCCATTGTGTGAAGGTCATTCCATCCTATAATGCCGTCCTCTGTTTCGTTTGGTGTTACCGTATGGTCTTTATTGGCTATGTACACTGCAAAAAATCCACAGCATATAAAAATGGATGTAGTAACATACAATATAACTTCCATAATATTACTTTTAATCAGTTTACAAAAAGCCTTGCGTAGAAACGCAAAGCCGAAATATCACACACAAAAAAGTAGCGGGTGGGGGACTTGAACCCCCGACCTGTGGATTATGAAACCACCGCGCTAACCAACTGCGCCAACCCGCGATATAAAAAGAACTTCAGAAAAAGCCAGCCTGAGAACAAGCCAGCCACATTTTGCTTGTCCCTATCAATTCAGCAATGATCATTTAACTACTATACATTTCTGCCTCTGCCTCCCTTCGTTTCGTTAGCCCGGCAAGCACTTTACCTGCCGCTTTATTCCACATTTCAAAAGCCATCTTTATATCACCTTCGCCGGATACTATCCGCTTCTTTAGGGTAGATGTGGCAAAATTGCCGCCTCCCACATTATACACGAAAGAGCAAAGCGCATCAAATTGGTTTTGGTTAAGCTCCAATCCTGATAAGGCAGGGTACACATGCTTTGCCAAATGAGCCTCTAAGTATTCGTGGGCCTGCTGCTCCGTAATAATTTCACCTAACCGTACTTTACTGCCATCGGGCTTTAATGTGCTCCCTATGCCGATAGTATAAGGCTCTGCTCCAGTTGCCGGGTCTGGATAGGCTATGAGCTTACACCCCTCAAATTGCTTTATAAACTCTATTCCGTTTTGCGATATGGTCATAATTCTACTTTTTAAGTACAAACTTCTTTACCGCCCACCATGCGACAATAATAATAGCAACCCAAAACAGGCACGTTTTCAGCTCATCGAATAACCTGCCGAACCACGTCTTTTGCTCCTGCTTGATAACCGTTTCTACGTGCTGGCTCCGTATCTCATTTATCACATTACTCAGGCTGTCATTGCTCTGCTTTTCACGGTGTACAACCACCCTTAAATCCTCGATAAGTATATCTTTCTCGCCACAGTCCACATGCGTAGTCCTCACGCCATTGTGAACAGTAGATATTATACGAAGGGAGCCTTTCTTTATGATTGTGTCTACGTCAGAGTTGAATGGCAGTGCAAAGTCTTGTACATCGCCCATGACAGTTACCAGGCTATCCCGGAGCACAACACTATCTTTTGTATTGGTAACGGTTGTGTATATAGTTGAGTCATGCGTCCTGATAACAACGCTATCCCTTGTGTTGTGCCCGATAGTTTTAAGCGTGTGGCACGATGAAGCCATGATAAGCACGGTGGATACTGCGATGGCTGCTAAAAAAATAAGTAGGTGTTTGAATTTTGGTTCCATAAAAGTTGTGCTTATTTCTTATCCCTGCCCCACAAAAGCCAAAAGCATATATAGGTGGCGATTATGCCCGCAGCTATTATCCATATGGGGTTAGGCATGTCGTACATTAGTTATGGATTTGCCGGTGTATCTGTTGAGTCGCTACCTAATGCTTTGTTTGCCCTACCCATGAATTTAATGAACAAGGACTGCCCCATATAACCGATAGTTACAAAGGCGAAACCAAGCCATTTACCCGCCTGCTCCAGTTGCGAAACTTCTTTCTTTCCGAGTACGCACATGAAAAGGATAATGACACTTATAGCTATCGCTGGCCATTCAACAGCAAAGTACTTCTCTGTCTTGAACTTGTTTGCTTTTTTCAGTTCATTTATCTTGGTCAGATTGTGTATAAGCACACCTCCAAGACCGAAGCAGAAAAGCGTAAAATCTGTGTAGTTCATATTTGTTAGTTTTTATTGTTGTTAAATATCCATTTAATGAATTTGTAACTATAACTGATGATGCCAAAACAGCCAAGCAGAACGGTAAAGAAGAAGGATATATCGTCGTGGGAAAAGTGATTTATATATCCTCCTGTCGCTGTACCGCAGACAAACAATATGTTGTGCTTTTTGGGTAGCGGTATATTAAATAAGTCGTGTATGTTCATGGTTTTGGGCATTGTTTACCTATTATTTACAGTTTTTAAGTATTAGATCGTTGTTTACAGAATTAGATATACATCCATTCTTATCAGTAACCGTGTTGTATTACTACTCCTTTGAATGAATAACAGCCGTTACCACGGGTATAATAAAGTGTTTCATACCCTGCGGATACAGGGTGTAAGGTCATAAGGGCGGTTACGCTGCCATTAGTGAATGTAGCTATCGTTGTGTCTGATAAAGACCACGTACCTGTGGCTATACCGTAAGCTGAGTAAATAAATGAGTCGGTAGAACCGATATAAGCGGTATTCGCACCACTTATAGTAGGTGCGCTACCGTCAACCGTTACTATTACAGTCGCAGAGCCTACGCCTGCCACGGTGTAAGTTACATTGCTCGATATGTTGTTGCTACTCACCACATGGCTCGTAACAACACCGCCAGAGGTAACAGATAGATACCTGCCGTTGCTCACAGACCACGTACCGCCCGTTGGCGTACCCGTTAGCGTTATGGATGTGTTATTGCACATATGCAATGTGCTGTAACCGATTGATACCTGTGCTTTTGATATAAGGGAGAAAAGCATAAAAGCCGCTGTGAGTAATGTTTTCATGATTATTAATATTGACCTGAGGTAAGTACATAATAATATATGGTTACATGAATTGTCCCGTTCCCCGTGGTGGGATTTATGGAAGCTGGGCCTAATAACAATGGAGCATTAATAGCATATTGTTGCCCCACATTTGCGTTAGCAAACATATTCATGCCTGATATTATAGATGTAGTAGAATTTAATTTAGTCCACACACCACAAACAGCAGTAGAAGAAACGGGAGTAAATGTATATGCGTATAGACTTGTCGCGCTATATGTTGTACTGACATACGTATAATTCATGATTATATTTATGGGAACAATAATTGTTCCTGCACCCTTAGCTGATACAAGCGTTATGGGAGATGTGAACGAATTGAGTATTTGCGATGACGATATAGTAAGGCTGTCCGAATACATTGTTAGTAGACTGCCGCCGCCGCCGCCGCCGCCAGAAGGGGTAGTCCAGTTACCTTGCCCATCCATATAGTGAGCAGAGTTGTTATCAAGTTTTTTAAGGTATCCATGCTTTGATGTACTTGAATTGTTTGTGGTGTTGTCGGATAGTGTCTGCCCTGTTTCTGTGAGTCCTGTACCATTTGTAAGAATAATAGATGTTGGGGTGCCTAATGCGTTACTCCATGTTCCATCACCACGCCAGAATGTAGCCGAACTCGCAGATGTGCCGCTGTTTAAATTTGTAACAGGTATGTTACCTGTGAGAGATACCGTATATGAAGGCGTAGAGGCTAATGCCTGCGATGCGTTACCTGTAATAGCAATGTTAGTACCTGCCGTAACATTCATGCTACCTGTGGGAGTCGCTGTTATCGTATTGTTTGCCCCATAAGTTATAGGTGTAGTGTTTACACTTGTTGTCGTAGTTGCCCCTGTTCCACCGTAGGAAGTTCCTATTGTTGTACCATTCCATGTACCCGATGTTATTGTACCTGTCTTTGTCAAAGAAGAATAAACTACCGTTGGGTTTAATGTAGTAGTAGTAAGGGTATTAGCTGATGCCGCCACCGTATTATCAGAACCGTATGTTATAGGTGTTGTATTAACGCTTGTGGTAGTAGTTGCTCCCGTACCGCCATTTAATTTGGCTATAGTACCAGTAACACTAACCGTTGGCGTAGTCGTACCTGCTATGGATATATTTGTACCCGCAGCAACAGAAGATACGCCACTCAGGCCTACAATAGTATCCGGCTTCGGCTCACCATTTGTTCTCCACCAGGTTTGCCACGATGCGAAAGATGCAAATGCCGCATTCGCATTATCTCCATCCTTATAAAAGATTGATAGCCTGCCGGGTCTTAATGGATTACTTGTATTGTAGTTCCTATTCAACTCGATAAGCGTATCGCCGCTGGACAGGTACCAGCGGTAGGTAATATACCCCCGCTCGTAATCCTGCCCATCTATTGTAACATAGCCAGCAGAGCCAATCTTAAGAATTACATTTGATTGAGCCTGACCTGCAAGGCCGGAGAGCATAAGTAGTGCAATTAGTATGATCTTTTTCATGTTTTTTATTGGAATGCCTGCCAGTCAATAACCGCAGTGCCGGTGAACGATGCATTAAAAGTTACTGTTATTGTAGTGGCCGATATGCCGGTTACCTTGCATGCGGCAGGGCCAGAGAATGCGTTAGCAAAGGCCCGCGAAGGTGTCCATCCGAGTCCATGCGTTATGGTCATGGTGGTTTGAGCGGACAGCGACTGTGTATCTGTGCCTCCGCTATTGGTTACGATAGTGCCACCGTTAATAGGCGGATAAAGGTTTACATCTGCTGTCAGTGAGCCGGAATATGGTGTACCGTGATATTTTGTATAGAAGTTATCGGCGCCGTCCCTGAGTTTAAGTATAGCGTCAACCGCATTTAAAAGCTCGGCCACAACAACGGAGCCGTTTTTTAGCTTTATGGTATCTGAGGTTAGGTCTATACGTAGGTGAGTTGTAGAAGGATCACCGATGATAACGCTACCATCAGTATCCGTATTCAAATACATATTTGTAAAACAGGCGATAACCTCCTCTATGCTAAGTCCAACATTATCAGGGGTTATAGAGTTAGGTGTTGTTTTACTCGTTACATTAGTATGAGTATTGGTATTAGCAGTCGCAAGAGCCGTCTGTAATGTAGCCATATCTTTTGCTTTGATTTCAAAAGTATATAGCTGTTATATGTCTATGAAATTGTTATATTTTACTTTTAGCTAAAAACCAATGAATAAGGCGATGTGAATATTCTGGCCGTCCCCATATCGTCAGAATTATTCCATTCCCAGCCCGATTGGTTGTCATGCTCCCGTAGCTGTATGGTGCCGGACATGAGATTTGTTACCTCGTTCTTTGTCAGGTTCCAGTTTGCGCCGTTGTTCTTGATATACCGAACCCCATCTATGAATATATAGCTGCAGGACAGTATTCGGTTAACTTTATCCATAACCCAATCAGGAGCGCCGTACGGAGCGCCCACAATAAGCTTAAATACCCGGTATGGAATGGAGTTCAGGTTCACAAGGTCGGAGTTCATATCACTGAAGCCGGTATCATCGGAGGCAAAATCATCTGGTAACAGGATCATTTCAGTCCTGAAATTGAACAAGTAACCGGCCGTAATACCCTCGAACAGTATATCATAGTTGTTTATGTCATGGCTGTACTCCAATAGCATGGTCTTTTTAAAGGTTCCATTCTTTACGAGCAGGCATTCCGATACCACAAATGTATTCTCAGTGTCGCCGGTATCGCCATACAGCTCCTCTATGACAATATAATAGTACCCATCGGCCAGCTCCAGCGTTTCCGGGTTAAAATTGTACATAAAAGTGTTATATATGTCCCCGTAGTAGCTATCTACGTTTCCGGGTAGCACAATAGCCGGTATCATGGCCGAAATTAGCACCGTTACTACATTCCCGTTATCATCGAATAGGGTAATGTCTATTTTAGGGGCCAGTGAGTCAATATATAGCAGTATATCATCTCCATAGCTCACTTTCTGTACATAGTTGCTATCCCCCTGGAAAAACTGCCTTGTTTTTTGCCAGAAAAAGCCTTTATCAAAGCCGAAAGTGTTGTATTTATCGGGTAAAATATCGTTAGCTTTTATCATGCGTAAAGCTCCGAGCGGCGGTATGCGTGTACTTTTATTCATTTTTTATAATATTATTTGTTAATATTGTTGTTTAATTCTATTCATTATGAAGTACTTTTTACTTGTTGCCTGTCTTTCCCTCATTTCGTGTACCAAGAGCTCCGGCCCGTCTGCTAAGTATGATTTTTCATGCTTTGTAGAGATTAACTACGCATACAGGTCTATAGATACCGCATATTATCATGCACATGGCGCTTATCATTATTCGACTATCAACCGCCACGATACCATATACGGGTATGACAGCGCATCTATGCTCAGTTATATAGCCTCTCGCCGGCTGTTCCCGGCTGTTCTTGATCACATCATCCTCGACACCGCCGTATACGTCGACAGTGGTACAGATTGCCATCGTTACATTCACTAAAAGAGCTACAGGTAGTCCGGTATCACCGTATCCGGGCTACACAATAATTTGAACGTGAACACATCGTTCACACCGTCCTTTATCCCCGCCTCGAGCACAAAGCCATCCAGTTCTATACCCTGGTATGTATGCCTGAACACACCATAGGGATTGGTGGCCATCAGGTCGGGCAGGTCAAGCGGCACCTGCGCGTCGAACTCGAATACTAACGGCTTGAATAGTATATCCTCGCCTGTTCCGTCCGGTGCAAGGTCAACATCCGCATTCTCGGTAACGGTAGGGCCGGTATACATGCTGCTGACTACATCCGCGTTCTTGGTTGCTGAAGTAAACTCAAGGCCCGGGCTCAGCATATCGCCGTAGACAGACCGGAGCCATTTCATCAGCCTGCCTATGCACCGGGCAGGGGAGAATGGCATGTTATAGACCGTGGGCCATACAGATGCAGGAAGGCCGGCGGTTACCGTCTGCGCCTTTTCCACCTGGTATGGGTTGGGCGTAATGCCATCTATCTCCATCCGGTCGCCGTTCGACTGGATAATAAACGTATCGTTATCGCTGCCGCTGTCCGTGGTCTGCTTATTGGCAAGGTTGGCCCGGGTATATTCTATGCCATAGCAGTCGGTTCGCAATGGTGCGGTATAATCGATGTCTTTATTGAGACTCTTTACCGGCGTCTTATGCGTTACCTCCGAATTATACTCATAGCGGCCGTTCACCTCGTCATAGCTCTGGTCATGGTAGCCTGACTTTATGGAGTTCGCCTTATAATCTGCGTATGCGTACATTTTCCAGTTTGCGATGCGGTCGCCGAGGTGGGCGATCAGCACATCCTTTTGGTAGAAATACCCTAAATCCTCAAGCCGCAATACCTCGTTACCATCATCGTCCTTTTCGATGCCTATTCCCGCCGCGCACCTGCTGAATGCATCCTTTGCGAAGTCCGCGAAGTTGATCTTTATAACCGGGTCGATGGTAGTACCGTCTGCGGACACATACAACTGCCGGAGCGCATCACCGGAAGTAAAGAAGGTATACAAATTGTTGAGGTTGTATACATCCGGGCCCGGGAAAGTATCGGTTGTCAGCAGATCACTCACGGGATCGACGGATGTAGAGCCGGTTATCTTGTAAAACAATTGCTTGAACAGGTTGTAGTGGCTCAGTACACGGCAAGGTGTATCCGGCTGCCGGAACTCGAAAGAAAGCCTGATGGCAGACGCTACACTGCCGAGTTTTATATCAAGGTCTGAGTGATTTACACCCGTCTCCGCCGCTGAAGTAGTGGCCCTGAATACCAGCACCAGGGCATCACCGGCGTTAAATGTGAGCGATGTAGGCGCTATGGTAGCCGTAGTGGTTGGGCTGCTACCGCCCGGCGCTATTGCTCCAGCGGGATCTGTCCACAGTGGAGTGTCAGAAACTAACGTCCCGAATCCGCCATTGTATATTTTAGCGTGCAGAGATACTTCAATATTCTGATCACTGCCGCCCAGGTTCATTATATGCCCGAAATTGATATCATCAAACGTCAGGACTCCCGAAAATGGTTGTACCGACTTGGACATGATAGCGTTCTCGAATATGCCCGCAGGTACATTGATACCCATGAGCGGAGATGTGGGCGTAATGACCGAATATGCGCCCTCCTCGTTGATAAATACCACTCCCATCGTCATTTCCTGCTGAGTACCACCAACAGACCCGGCAGACACGGATATGAGCGCCGCACCGTCCTGTTGCGTCTGGTAGTTGTACTGACCAAGCAGGGTAACGCCGCCGGGATCAGAGCCGGGCGGGTTACCGCTTACCCATAACCACTGAGTATCGGTATCATCATCCGGCACCTCCAGCGGTATCTCGAAGTCCGTAGTATCGTAAGAGTTGAGCTTGGCAGACAGCCCGCCTTCCATCAGGGCCTCGCTGACATAGTTCTTGGTGTTGTTATGCTGCGAGAAGTTGACCGTACACAGGCACCGAGGCTCATAATCCTGCGTCGCATCATTCAACTTATACACCTCCAGCTCGCAAACCGCCTCAGTACCTCCCTGCCTATTAAAGAGATAGCGCAATATCTGCGCTGCATCATTGGCAAATCTCGCAGCTTCCGGGGCATAGTGCCGGAAAACACCGACATATACATTGTGCCTGCGGTATAGTATCTGTAATTTATTCCAGTCAACAACTCCTTTCTTGATATTAATAGGTGTTGGCGATGTGACTACTGCGCGGCTTGAGTCCACATAGTAGTAAGTGGAGCTGTCCTTCCTGAATCTGAATTGAAATACCGGCTTTCCCATTAGCTGAAATGATTATTTAAGTAGGTTGTCCAATTATTACCGCGCTTTACCCTCTTAACGAGCTGTCCGTCGTCCCACGAGAAATGCACCTCCTGCTTTTTTATGATGGCCTGCTTCAGGTCACCCACCTCCGCTTTTATAGTCCCCTGAAGGGCCGAGAAATCATTATTAACGATATTCAGGCTCTTGAGCAGTGAGGGTGTCATTAATCCCATACTTCCGGCGATCATATCCTCCTCTGGTATTACCCTTGTGCCTCTTTTGAGGTCAGCAATATGCGCGCTGTCGGTGAAGTATGGGTCTTTACCGGGCTCAAGCACATACTCCGGCCTGTCACCGATCACCGCAAGCCCTCCCGGGTGCGTAGGATCGCCGTCTTTTATACCGATACCCTGGCCGTATACCGGTAGTGGCTGGGCAAGTATTGCCGCCACCTGCGCCGCGCCAATGGCCGCATCTATTCCGGCAAGCACCTGCCCATAGCCCGGGATAGCCAAAGCGGCTGTTATCGCAATGGCCGTGTTCTCAACAACCCTAAGAATAGATGCTACACGGTCGGCAATGGCCTGCTCACGCTTGATGCGCTTCATCTCGTTCTGTATCTGCTTCTCCTGCTGGTGAGTCTGCGCATTCAGCGCCCTGATGGCCTCCTGTTTTTTCTTGTCAGACATCATCGAGCCGTTGATAGCGTCCTCTTCGGCCTGTCTGCGCTGTTCTATTCCGTCCAGTAGTTGCTGCTGGTAGTCGAGCTGCTTCTGGTAGAATGAGTCCACTATGGATTGCCCAACTTCAAGCCCTGTAGTAATGGCTTCGTTTATCTTTTGATGTATCGCCTTGGTTTTCTCCGCCTTCGCTTTATCTTTATCCTCGAAGTTCTTGAGGTCGGCGTCATACAGGTGCTTCTTGGCCGCGTTCAACTGCTCCAGCAATGCAGATACATTGACGCCCTGAGCAGATAAGGCGTTTATCTCTTCCGTGAGATAGTCTACAAGCTGCTGATACTTCTCTTTCTGGAATTTATCCTCGATCAGCTGCTTTTCCTTCGTGTATTGCTTGTACTTTATAGTACCGGCAAGCAGTTTATCAGACAGCACCTTGAGCTGTTCGCCTTCCTGAATGTCCACGTTAGCGGTCAGGTCTTTTATGGCGTCAATTCGCTTCTTTACCTCGTTCTGCTGTAGCGCCACTATGGCCTGTGCGGTCTTCTCGATATGCTGCTGCTCCTTCAGGTCGTATTCTGCGGAGATATTATTGTATTGCTGTTGTAATACCGCCTTTTTGGCCAGCAACTCCTTCTCCTGCTGCGTCCGTTTGTCTGCTGACTTCTTTTCGATCTTATCTATTTCTTTCAGGTCATTATCCACTATGTCCATACGGGCAGATAAACCCTCCGCCTCTGCCTGAAAAGATAACTCCGCATATTGCCGGTAAGCGGTCAGGCGCTCCTCCAGCGACTTCTTCTCATCGTCCGCGATAGCCTTCTGACCGGCAGCCTCTATTTCCAGTCGTTTGGCGTATTCATCATACAGCTCTTTGGTGAGCTCATCCTTATTTTTTAGGGTGTAGTCCTTCTGCTCCTTACCTTTTTTACCATCTTTCTTATCCAATGCCAGCGCACCGGCTTTTACCGCCTCCTGGTTAACTATCTTCAGGAATTGATTACGCTCAATCTCTGCCTGTACGATCTGCTCCTGTATTTTCCCAAGCGCCTCCCGGTCTTGTGATATTTGGCTGACCAAACCGCTGTAATATGAAGGAACAAGCTGTTTAGCCCCGAACTTATCAGTAGATTTATTGTCAATTATCCCCTGATTTTTATTAATATCCTCCTGTAAATCGAGTTCCTTCTTTTTTAGGTCAAGTATTATTTTTTGAGCCTCCGCTACCTTATCAATCCCCGCCTCCATTGTAGCCTTTGCTAACAAAGCAGTATTCAAACGCTCCACCGCATCCGCTGTCTGTCCCGTTAATATCGCCTCTTTACTTAGGCTGCCGAGGTAATCGGGATACTTTTCCTGTAATTGCTCAACAGCGCGCAGGCGTATGGTCATAGAAACAGATGCATTTTTCGCTATTTCAAGTAAAGACTGCGCATGCGTTATCTCCTTAGCCGCATTTGATGATAGCGACTCGTCGATCTGCTTTATCGCATCATTGTATTTTTTTGTAGCATCCACCGCCTGCTCGGTTGCATTCTTTGACATAGCCATACGGGCAGTTAATATCGTTACTGCCGCAACGGCTATGGATAAAATACCGCTGAATGAAAACAGCTCTTTACCGAGTATCTTCCACACCGGCACCGTCTCCTGTCCGCTTTCTTTCAGTACCTTGTTGGCATCAGATATTTTCTTTATCGCATCATATAGCGGCCCTATGTTGTTGGATATGGCGAGTATTCCCGTTGCTGTACTGTATGCAAATGCCGGTGTATCGCGTAATATCTGAGATAATGCAAGTGCGGCGCTGGCGTAATTACCAACGTTCCTGTTATGCTGTCCGACAGACTTTTCTATCTCCAGCAGCTTTATATTGAGCGCGGATGCCTTCTCTGTCATATCCGCAGCCTCTTTGCTGTTTATTCCAAATTCAGCACTCAGCCTCTTTGCTTCGTTTGCTGTTTCCCTGTACTCCTTTTTCAGTATCTCATATGCATTGGCGGCTTTTTCTGCCTGTGCGGCCTCTTTTGCCGCCTCCCTGGTTAACCTGTTCTTCTCGTCGCTCACATACTTTGCCGCCCTTGCATTTGCCTCATGGGCCTTTGCTTCCTTCTCCGTAATATCTGCCACTCCCTGAGCTACCTTTATATACTTTTCGGATGTGCCGTTATAGTTTTTAATAATAGCATCAGCAACAGAGTATGTATGTCCGAGTTTCTGAACGGAAGTAATCAGCCCGTTATTTGCCGATACGGCCTGCTTTGTGTTATCAGATACCTGCTTCAATGTGCTGGAATTGCCGAGTCCATCATAAGCCTGCTTTGCCTGCTGTGATAGCTTTACTATCTCCTCCGTTGTTGCCTTAGCATCCTCCCGCAGTTGCTTCAATTGGTCATAGGCCGCCTGCCCGACTATCTGATCAATCATTTCATTTTGTGCCATGTCCTTTGTACTTTTTATTTACGTGATCATAATATTTTTTATACTCACCAACCCTGATGGCAAACTCATACGCGCTTAATTTATTGGCATCGAGGTTTATACTATGTCCTTTGTAGTCGCTGAGCTGTATAAGCAGCCGGTAGTAGTCGTCCTCCGACTGTTTCTGCCCCTCTGTCTCCGGCTGTTCCTTTTTATACGCAATACGGGCCATTTCAAGCCTCATATGCTCATTTTTAAGGTTTACCTCTACTTTTTTCAGGTCTTTTTCTATGCTTTCAGGCGTAAATGCATGACCGTATTCCCATGTATCACGCAATTCAGCGACCAAAGACTCGTTATATTCCAGCCGTAGGGCCTCAATTATGGCCGTTACAGCAACTATTTTTGTGTTATGGCGCTCCAGTTTTGCCATGTCCTCGTTGCGTTTTTCAACATCTGAGGCGCCCGAAAGACGGTAAAACTCACTTAATAGACCTATCCAGCAGTCCATAAGCTGCTCCTCAGACGGTACACCCTGCCTGATAAGCACCTCATACTCCTGGTTGCATGCGCATTTTATAAAATCAATGAGCAGCAGGTCATGTAAAGAAGTACAGAGTATCAATAATGCGGAGTCTGTCGAGGCTTTCATCTCCGGGTTTCCTGTAGGCGGATATTCCGTTGACCGTTTCCACGATAACCATTTTTTCCAGTTTATTTTTTTCAGCATGTCGCTTCGCTTCTTCTTTTGCTTTTGTCAATCGAGCGTTATATTGCTCCTTTTTCTTCTTTTCACATTCAGGGCATCCCATAACTATCTTCCGTTTATTTTTTCCCGCATTGCCGCTACCAATTCGGGCTTTACTATCTCCCTGTATGCTTTTTGCTTGCTGTCGGGACTCAGGCCCAGCTCAGTACCACCGTATTTTGCCGCAACAGAGCCGGAAAATGAGGCCTTACCTTCAAATCGCAGCTGCTCACCGGCCCTGCTTACCGTTATGCCGGCATGAAATACACCGGTAATGATAAGGTTTGGCGTATCAAAAGGTGTGTCAGGGAATAACTTTTGCTTCCACCTGGCATACCGAAGTGCGCTTTCCCGGCTTTTGAAATATGGGTCTTCTGAGTATTTAGGGCTCAAAGGCTTACCTTCCGCATTGATACCGGCCATTAACTGCGCTATATTTAACTGCCGAACCTCATCTTTATGACGATCAAGACTATCACCGGCTATATCGGTGATATTTATTTTCAGTAACCGCCTTTCAAGTTCCGCAGCTGTCATATTGCGTTTATTTTAAAAAAGGGTTAACCGTATCGCTACAGTTAACCCTTTCAAGTTTCCTCCGCTATTGCGGATTGTGCCGAGCCTCAGGCTGAGATATGTTAGTTACCCGCTTCCGGCGCAGTTGCACCCTTGCTGGCTGGCTTTTTATCTGCCGGTTTAGGTGTTACCGCGTCTTTACATGCCTGATACACCTGGCGAAGTGCCGCCTCATTTGCTTTTGCATCGAGGCCGGGTATAGATGCCGGTGATTTAATGAACTCATCAACCGTCTTAGCGGCGATAAGCTCAGCATTCCAGCTGATACCATTTATTTTTATTGATATTGGCATTTTAGATCGTTTAAAAAAGTGATAAAATAGCAGGCCCCATAGAGCCTGCCGTTAAATATTAGTCGTCGAGCATCGTGATCTTTATAGACTTACGGATGCGGTAGTAATCCGCATCCAGCCCATGAAGAACCGAAGTAGATGCGAATGTCAGTGTTGCTACCTGTCCATGCACATAACCACCGCCGGAGTCGAATACGAGGATATATTTCTTCGTTCCCGCATTGTAGGAAACAGAGAGTAAGTCGAGGTCGAGTCCAGATAAGTCGTTTGTGGCCGTCGCTATCAGGTCTGTATCAGCGAGTATATCACCGAGCGTATCCCCTACATTAAGCGTTCCGTCCTCTGTCTCTATCATTATCGGGTGCGTGAAATTGGAAGTAGCCGAGAAAGGTATCGCCTTAAGGTCAACAACCGCGAAAGGCTCCAGCTCACTGTACACGTTAAGGCTGGTACCTACTACAAATGTGTCCTCGTTCAGCTCGGATGCATTTGCATATATGAGCATCCACTTGAACTCAGATATAGTTTCAGGTGTGCCGTCCTTCATATCCAGCGTATTAATCTTGTCCAGCTCGATACCCGCAAAAGCTGTCAGTATTCCGTTGGTGTCGGTAACTTTTACACCGCGTATGATACCGCCGTTCTCTATGATAACAGCCTTGTACATATCCTCCTTACCGTCGAGCGTGAGCAGGACGTTGTGATAGTCCAAGCCCCTGTCGTGCTGGTACTCATGCATGTACTTTTTGCGCTGTACTTTAGTGGTCTTCTGGAGGTTGAACTTCTGCATAACCTGCTCCTCGCTCTTGTCCTCGAAGTTGATATACTTACCTACCAGCTGTCCGCATGATGTGTACAGGTCTGCGTGTATCACCTCTTTTAATGCGGCCATCACATTAGCTGCGATAGTTTCATCGCTGTCTGTTGGTGATACCTCAACAGACCAATCAAAAGGCACCATTACGTGCGCTTTTGCGTTTTGAGGGAAGAATTTACATCCCCTTTGCCCGGTGCTTCGGCCATTTGTGAAGCACTGCAAGCCTTTGATTTCTGCCATTTTTGTTGAATTAAAAAGTTAGTTAATATAACATTTTGGAATGTTTGTTGTTAATACGAGATTTTGTACTTCAATAGCATCTACCGTGTCCGCAAAGACATTGCCGGCAGTATCAGAAAGGCCTCCCTTACCGTAGAATGGATGGTCTATCTTGGTATGTTTTATAAAGCGCATTCCTTTGGAAACGAACTCGGCAGATGCTTCTATCTGATTAAGCAGCTCATAATAAATGGGCAGAAGGATAGGCTCAAAAACCTTTGTATATCGTTCCTCGGCTTTAAATGTGGGCTCTGTTACATACGCAATAAGAACCTGCAACGTTACCTCGCTATAATACCCGCCGTTGTCGCCGTTTCGCTCCGGGAAATCCATAAGAAGGGCCACAAGAGGGTACTTTTTAGTGCGGTAGTCGGGCGCTGACTCCCATTCTTTCATAGTAGTGATAAGCTCCTTCAGGTGTCCGAACTGATAATTTATCTGCTCAATATTACTTACGGCCATATCGGGTATTACCTCCTGCGCCAGCGCAAGCTCATTTGCCTGTATAGTAGATAGAATATTGTCGCTCACAGCCGAAACTATGTCGCCAAATATCCTTACTATGGCTCTTGGATCGCTCATAAATTGTATAGATATACTTTTTTAGTCAGTTCATTACACTCCACCTCATCATAGTTAAAGTCGTCATAAACAAGATTGCCATCATCATCCTTCTTATTCAGCAGGAAGTCGTATAAAACACACGTTTGATCCACCATTTCATTCCATGCCCGGCGCATCTTTCCTGCACTGCTGGCATTATCCGCATTCTCGCCCTTTCCTTCCTTCTCGCCTGTACTTGTGGTGAAGGTGACATTATCACGCTGCATCCAGTAATAGACGTAGTTAGCTATCGGGCTTTGTTTTCCTGCGTTTTGAAATCCTGTCCATTGGCGTGTTATACCGTCGGCATCCTCGTATTCGGCCCCTGTTCTGAGGTCATACCATTTACCCGATGTGTCCGTGATAGCTGCGATAAATAACTTGTAGAAGGCATAGCCCAGCGCTTTCTTAAGATATTCAGTCTCCCGCTTTGTGATGAACAATGCGATAGTTTGCTGAACAGCTACGGATTGCGTCTGTGCTATGTTTATTTCCCCTACGAGGTAATCTTTATCTATCAGTGACATTTGTAAATGCTATTATTTTATTACTACTATTTGCCTTTTCCGGCAGGTTTATCGGGGCCTTGTGCATGCCCTGTCGCTATCAGGTTCTCAGCTGTCAGAGGATGTACCATGTATTTCTTACCCGGTACAAGCTTCTGCTTTTTCTCGTCTGCATGCTTTATGGCTGTTATTTCAACTTTGTCGCGTGTGTTGATCACTGTTCCGGCCTGTGCCATATATTTCGTTTTTTTTGGTTAACGTTTGTTTTTAGTTCGCAATTATGCTGACTCCAGGTCTGCCATGATGGTTGCCAGGTCGTCGTACACGAATGCCGATGTTTCCACGTCGCGCACAAAGTGTGCAAGGCGGGCCTCCATGATGAATGTCAGCTTGTTGTACCTAAAATCGTCGCCGCTATAGCCTATACGCATAGTTATGTCCATGTAAAAACGTACGTGGCTCTTTTTGAAGTCACCGATAAGGATGCTACCTGCATCTATTTGGTTTTTTGCGATGATCGGCAGGCCATCCACGTTTGTAGCATTGCTGTCCGCTGATGGAGGGATCACATATGCGCCCTGGTCTGTCTTGGTAGTGCGCAGCTTGAAGCGTGTAACCGGGTTAACAAATGCCGCATTCGGTTTGAAATTCAGCGTCTCCAGCATGGTATTGATAGCCAGGATAGAGTCGTATTCGTTGGCGCGGAATACGGTATTTGACAGGGCCGGCAATGTATAGCCGCCTGCATATACTGTTATGCCTTTCAGGTTGTTGCCTGTTCCGTCACCGTTGAGTATCTGATCTTCTATCTGCAATTTCAGGCTGTCCATGCCTTCACCTTCAATCTCTGATTGCAGCAGCGGTATATCCTTCAGGCTTTCCTCCGATACATTGAAAGCGTGCGCTATTTTGCGCGCTGTTGCTGTTTCACCATGTACATCAAAGTCGGAGAGTGGTTTCAGGCCGCTTTCAGCTACTATCGCTGTGCCATTTTCGCGGTTTACTTTGTTGAACCACTGGATAGTTGGTGTGCTCATTGAGCCGTTATCCACAAAATCGAGTATAAAAGGCATATTACGCGGAGCACCTACAATACCTGGTACTACTGTGGCAGGGTTGCCCGGCATGTTTGATACTGTATTTGCAGAAACATTGCCAGTGCTCATGGCAGCGGCAGCCTTAAAGCTGAACTGGAGCTCCTGCTTGTGGTTGCCCTTCAGGTTGGCAATCGCTTCTTTGTTTTCATTGAGGGCCTTTGCGAGTGCATGAGGGAATGACTGTACTTCGTATGCCTCGAAGCCGGCGTCTTTCAGCTTCTGTATCTCTGTGGCCATAGCCTTTACAGATGTTTCCATTTCGCCGAATGATTTTACCTGCTCGGCATTGAGCATGCCTGCCTTAACGCCATCAATGGCGGTAGTCAATTCTGATGCATCTGCTTTGTTTGTCGCCATCTTAACGAGTACGGCATCCAGGCCGGTAGCAAACTGCTTTAACTGAGCATCCATAGTATCCCATGTGCCCGCCTCTTTGTACTGCTGTACAAGACTGAAATTTTTTGGTTCCATTTAATTGTTTTTAACTGTTAGTAATAATTTTCCGTAATCAACTGACTTACTTTCTTGCGGGTCGCCTAATCCAAGTGGTTTGTCCGGGTTGTGCTCAGCGAGTGCTATATGTTTAGTTATCAATTGCCTTATTTGATATTCCATTTCTGCCGGCAGCTGCTTTAATACCTGCTCCGTATCGCGCAGTAGCTGGTTTTTATGGCTGAGCACCTGGCTATCTTTCATGCCCAGGTACTCCGTTTCCTCATTGCATCCGAATGTCACGACAGAAACCTCGAATAGCTCTATCTCCTTACATTCGAGCACATACATCATTTTCCCCTTATTATCTGGATCGGGAACCTCTACCCATTGGCATTTGTCCCATACATAGTTATACCCGATAGAGAACTGATTAAGGGTGCCCGATTTAAGCTGCACAAGCGTATCGTCTCCGAGCGGTATCTGATCAATTGGCGACTCAACATACAGGCCCTTATTATCCTCCTTAAGTACCAATGGCTTACCGAGCGGTTGCTTTACGTTATGCTGATAGAGAAATACTATCTTTCGGTTCGTCTTTGACTCCGGGCCGCGGGCATCTATTGACCGGGCGCAGCATCCTTTACGCAGTACATCTCCGGCATCGTCTATGTTATCCCATATGGCCGCGTAAAACTTAACGACCCGGCTTTCCTCATCTACCGAAATAGACGAAGCATCCACACTTTTGTAGTAGATAGGCCGTGAACTATCCCTTTTTGTTGCCGCTACCGGCTTTAGTGTATGAGTTGCCATTGTTTTTGTTCCGTTTTATGTTTTTTGATGGTTTACCGGCTATAGTGTTATCCACCGGCCGCATACCCTTGTTTTCATACTTACTGCCATTAATTGCCTTGTTGCTGAGTTCCCGCATCATTGTTTTGAACATTTTGATTGTTACCTGAACTGCCGCCTTTGAGCAACTTTGATATTGTCTCCACTATTGATAATTCCTCCGGGGTCATGTCGTAGAGTAGTTTGTCGTACATCTTATTGCCGGTTACCTTCTCCGCACCCATGTTTACGCGCCAGTCGTTTAGGGTTATTACACCACTGAGGAATTGCTTATGCCATGAGTCGGTATTAGCCTTATCCACCTCTGCCTTTTCCTTCTTATTCTCCTGTAATACCTCTATATGTTCGAATGTTACATCTATGTAAAGTCCGGCCTCATCTAACTTGAAGAAGTTAGTTATAGACTGCGCTATACTCAATGCTTCGGGTATCACTATATTGCGATAGAATGACACCTCGTCCTGCTTTGCGTTCTCATAAGTAGCGCCTTCTTTCCGTGGCATCAGTGAGCGCGGCACATTAAGAACGGCATATACAGCCGATGCTGCCGCCTCTGTCTCATCGAATGGCTGCAGCTCCTGTATGCTGGCGCCTATCTTGGTGTATCTCACCGGGGCCTTAACCACCCCTACTGCGGTCTTTGTCCCATCCAGTCCATAGGTGTCCGAATAGTGCTTATTGATTTCAGATACCTCATCAGGGGTTAGTGACGCGGTGCCGTCTGCATCGCTTTTATCGCTGGATATGAAGCCAAGAGCTCCGCCTTTAGTATATACCACATTACGGGCTTTCCATACCGCCTTAAGGTTATCATGCGCCGGTGATGCACCCTGAAGCGGAGATATGCCCCTTAGTTTCAGATCGGATGCGTTAAGGTTGGCATATTTGATGTGTAATACCTTGTTAGAGGGGATATTCACTCCATTAACCTCATACCCGTTTATCAGGTCGTCTATGGTTGTGGCTGATAACCACTTTATTACACTTTTTTGCTTTATCATTACCACATCAGCAAACAGGTTCCATATGGTGCTTATGTTCTTATAGTTGAACGCCAGCAGGTCTGGAGCATTGGCGTATAAGAAATTGTTGCCGGTAACGCATTTATAGGCCACCATTTCATATATCAGCTCTTGCCAGTTCTGCATGGGGTTGGGCCTGGACATAAGTGCATTTAGGTACTTATTGTCATAAACAACCTCATCATTTGATGATTTACGCACGATCCACCTGCCATTGCTTACCCTGAATGCCCGCTGATGCACAGCCGAATACACCTCAGGGGTATTGTGGTACAGGCCGACAAGCATAGACTCAGTGTACTTAGACCAGCTAACGGAGTTCATCAGCTGCGACAGGAAAGTATCGGTTAGTTTAAAAGTGTAGTTTCCGTAGGTAGTATCTATGTTAACATAGCTTTTGCGGCCGGAGAACGCCACCGCTGCCTTTATGAGTACCCTTGCTGCATATTGCCTTAATGACGCCATTGCAGAACAAAAATCAGCAAGACAATTATGATATAAAAAAAGTTATATTTTACTTTTCCGATAATCCGTTACAGGTGCGACATGCGGGTGTAATTATGAATATTACCCTCAAGTTGACGGTTATGGGTATGAAGTACTTATAGGTATGGATACATTATCTTTGGGGAAAACTACGCCGCATTACTAACCAACTGCCATAACCTCGTAAAATGATTGCGGAAATACTTAGCCATACCGGCGCAGCTATCGGGCGCATCATCATGGGCGCTCTTACCGCTATCCATACGCATATACGATGTGAGGTTCTCGAAGAACTTACGATACTGCGGTAATTGCCGCCAATCCTCCCGAAATACAAAATTATGCTTGATAAATGCGGACTGAGCCAATATGCGGGTGTGCTTATTCGTCGTGTTCTTTATGCTACGTATATCACAATAGTTACCCATACGCTCCAACGCCGCCTTTACAGCCTTGCGGAATAATATCCACGCCGAATTACTCTCTATCTCCGCAGCATCGCATTTATGCCGGTTTATAAGGTCAACACATCCGGGCTCATTCACATCCGTCCCCTCGTTATTGTATATAACATCCACTATATATATCTTGTCGCCAATAAGGTAACCAACAGGGGCAGACAGATCATCACCTCCCTCATCTGCCGGGTCTATGAATGTGAATCTATACTCAGCCAGCTTTTCAACATCAACAGTCGCCGGGTTGTAATAATGGAGCTCTGACTTCGGGAATAACAGGCCCTTAAGGTCAATGGGCTGCTGCATATACTCAGCCATCCATATAGCCTCGTCTATATCGTTCATGGTCTCCAGGTATTCCTCCGTCGTCCTCACATCCTCACAAAATGAACGGCCCTGCTCATTGAGCGCGGCTATTGATATTTCCATATCTATCTTACCGTCGTCTATCGCCTTGCCTATAATATCACCTTTGCGCCACCGGGTGCCAATATACAGCTCAGGGCATCCAGACTCCTTACGGCTGTCCGCGGTGCCCTCCTTCCATTCTATAACCTTCTCATTATATCCCGGACTCAGTGCATGCGTTATGCCCGGATAGAGGTCATCATTTATGGCAAGGTTGGCGCCATTACCTATGATGTTGGTACCTACACCACCGCCATAGTACGATCCATTACGCGCCGCAGTAACGCTCCAGTTCTCCAGCGCCTGGTTATCATCGGACAGTTTTATTTTCGGAAATACCCGTTTATATCGCGGGTCTTCTATCATATTACGCACATGCCGGCTTAGCTTCTTATATAGAGTTGCTGTACAGCTGTTGCGCATAATGCATAACTCAGGCAGCTTACCTATCCACCATGCACAGAAAAGGGAAGTTATATAGCTCTTTCCGGCCCTCGGTGGCATAGATACGGATATACGCCTGCTACGGCCATCAATATACTCGTCGTAAAGCCATTGGAACTTACCGGCCACATGCTTAAGGAATGGGCGCCTGGTGAAGAATGCATTATCATAATACAGGCAGAACTCCCAAAAGTTAAGGTTTGCCAGTCGCCGGTTAATAGACTCGTCCAGCTCCTCAACTGTCGGCATCTGGTGATTTGCCATATTTCAGCTTGTATAGTTCTTCAAATGACAGGTTCTCTATGGAGCTATTCATAGGCAGACCGTCGGTAGTATGATCTACATCATGCTTATCACGCCACTGCTTAGGCCTCCTGTTTTTGAGCCAAAATATCAATGATGTGGCATTTGGTGGGTAATACTTAATAATGGGGGTTTCAACTATCTCGTTATCACAAACACGAATATCTGTATCCGGGTGCTCATATCCCATCGCTGATTTATACAGGCTTTCAACTACATGGCCATCAGCAATATCCTTCCCGGATTTTATGGACTCGGAAAATGATATGTGTACTTTTTTCCATTCGTGTATAGTATCTTCGTTTACTTCGAAATACTTAGCCAACTCAGCATCTGTGTGACCTAACAGGCAGAGTTTATAAGCCTGCTGATCATATTCAGGTTTATACTTCGTCGGTCTGCCTACACGCTTATTTGCTTCCATGAAGTAAAGCTATTATTTACACCCTCAATGAAAAAACAGATATATTTTACTATTCTGTTTATTGGGCTGAAACCCGCTACTGTATTGGGTTTTGAGTGTTTTTGTCCCGGTTTGTGCTAATGTATGTATCGAAGCCGTCCGCTCTGCTCCCGCTTAACCCGCTTCGCTATCAAGGATGGAGTATATTTTATTACAAAGTTCGGGAAAAATTTGAGTAATCCAAATGCTGACTGAGAATGTTGATTTTATTGGTATTCCCACGGCTTTTTCTCTTTAAATAAACTACTAATATGGTGTAAGTCTTTATTGTCGGGTATTTTCTGTGGGTCAGCCTTGCCGGTTGGCTTATTTGTAAGGGGTTTCAGCCTATTTTTTTCTTCTGCATTCAGTCTCGGCTGGCGCAACCGTTTAGGACATTTATCTGATTTCTGCTTCTTTCTTTGGGTTAATCGTGACAGGTCGAAGTATGCTACATTTTCATTACGTATCCTAATAACGGTATATCCAAGACTTTCGAGGTAAGAAGTACGCTCTTTATCGTATTGATGCTGGTATGTCTCATAGTGGCTTGCTCCATCTATTTCCACTATGATCTTGCCAATACAAAAATCAACGATATAATTCCCTATAACCTTTTGACAGGTAAGCAATAGCCCAGCCAGTTCGAGGCGCTCCTTAAACTTAGCCTCATGATATGTAGGCTTTTTTCGCATGTCTTCAGCACGCTCTTTGAGTACTTCTATTCTTCGCATAACATCGGTCAGGGATCGGCACAAATGTATTTATGAGAAATGAAGGATAGGATATTTTATATTTTACTCCTTTGTATTAAATTTCCTTTATAATTATTCCCAATTCATTTTCCATCAGCTTCTTTTTGAGCCGATAGACGGGCAGCTTTCGGGTGTGTGTGGACTTCACATCCTCGACCACCACCTCCCCGTCGCATAAGTACACGAAATCGGCTATATACTCACAGACAGATAACTTGAAGCGTACCTGAACATTAATGAAGTGTACGGCGCCCATCTGCTGAAACTGCATGAGTTCTGAGAACCTGCAAGCCTCTTTTTTGCTGTCGAACCTTATGCCTGCCATTTCTGTCTTCTGGCTGCGGTATTTACTATTTTTGGTGCTGTTACGTTTGCCGGTGAAGTTATAGCCCTTTATTTTGCCCTCCTGTGCCAGTTTCTCGATATGTTCTATGCTCCATGTCATTACTTTTAAAAGTTAATTTTTATTTGAAAAAGCATTTACACGGTCTATTATCTTATAGAGCAGCGCCCGGTATTCAGGGTCTGTTTCTATGCGATTATTAACGGCATTTACAGAGTGTATGACCGTAGTATGATCCAGATCGAAAAACCTTCCTATATCAACCGTTAGCAACTTTTTTGACTTCAGGATGTACATACATATCTGCCTTGCTTCCACCCGCTTTGTGCGCCGGTTCTTCTCTATCAGCTGCTCAGGCGTAAAACCATACAGCTCAGATACCTGGTTAGCAACATCCCTGCATACGCCATCGCTATTGGCAAACTTTATCCTATGAACGATAAGGCCCTCTGTCATGCCTGGATATGCGTATGGTGATATTACTCTTGGCTTTATCAGTAAATCTTCGGTTATGTTGTCTTTATTCTTTCCCATGATGATTGATTTTTTAATAGTCTGTTGAGCAAATGAAAATATCGCCGTTGTAATCACGCCAGTCGAAGCAAGGCTCTGAAACCTCCTGTTTTTTCTTATGATTATTCTTAGCCCATAACCGTGATCGCTGCTTATATGCCTCTTTATTTTTGAGGTAGTGATTATGCTTCTTTATCTGCATAGGTGTACGTACTTTTGTTTTCATTGCTGTTGATTTATTTACTTTTTATCTGGGTTTTTATTTTATTTAGTTAAAATGGCCCATCATCGTCTTTGTACGGCAATGAAACCGATTGATAATTATTCCTTATTCCAGACCGCGGATTATCAACCGCAATAGACTCATCGAATATGTTACTTGAATAATCAACCCATTTCTGATACTTACCTGAAAACTTAACCTTTATCGCATTGGTGCCGGTAGCTGTTTGTCCATTCCTGTTTTTAGCTACGGACAAAAAACTTTCATTATCCTTATGCCAGGGGAAGATTATAATATCCGCATCCTGCTCTATTGCTCCCGACTCACGGAGGTCTGCCGGCGTTGGCTCAGGTACAGACCGGCTCTCTACATTTCTGTTAAGCTGTGATAGTAGAATAACGGGAATATCCAGTTCTTTGGCCAATTCCTTACAATCGGCAGTTATCCCCGCCACTTCCTGCTCCCGGTTGTCATTCCTGTTGCGTATAGTCCTTATCAGTTGCAGGTAGTCAATGATCAACAAACCTATATTGTTCTTTTCCTTCCATCTTTTTGCCTGCGCCTTTAGTTTTGTCCAATTCCGAGTTTTGTCGGCTATCCTTACAGGTAGTTTATGGAAATAGGACATATACTCGCTTATTCGGGAAAATTCATCGTCTGTTAGGTTTCCAGAGTACACTTTATCGAACGGTATCCGCGATGCAGTGGCAGCCATACGCCTCACTAATTGCTTAGCTCCCATCTCCAAAGACAAAAATCCTACGCTCACCCCATGAGATATGGCCGAATTTGCCGCAGATTCGGCGAAATTTAAGGCGATCGCCGTCTTTCCTTTACCTGGCCTTGCTGCAAGTATTATAAGGTCTGTTTTCTGCCAACCACACAATATGTTATTTAATTCATATATTCCTGTATCCAACCCGGTGAGCGCTGATTTATTATGCCGTTGGATATTAAGGTCTTCGAGTACTTTCTGGAATATTGAACCTACCGGCGCATCACCGGCTCCGCTGATATTCTTTGTAATGGATGTTAACTCCGTTTCTGCCCGTTCCAGCAGTTCAAAAGCATCTGTTTGGTCTTCATATGCGGCACCTATGATCGAGCCGGATATTCTTATCAACTCCCTCTGTATAAATTTCTCATATATTATCGCGGCATGTGCCATCGCATGCGCAGAACTTATTACCGACCTTGTTAGTGTAGTCAGGTAGGCAGCGCCGCCTATCAATTCCAGCTCATTTACCTTCCGCAGTTGCTCTGTAACGGTCAAAAGGTCAACTGGCATGCCTGTGTTTATGCACTCGGACATAGCCTGCCATATCTTTTGGTGAGCATCCACATAAAATATCTCCGGGGATGTGATCAGGCCCAGCACCGAATTGTAGGTACCGCGCTCTATCAGGCATGCGGCAAGTACCGCCTCCTCCATTTCCGGGGCCTGTGGGGGAACATTTCCAAAAATCAGCGTAGTCATGTCTGGCTTTCTGCTGCGGCTGTTTCCGAAGTTTTTTTTAATGTTTAGCGTCATAGGTTATTTGCTTTTGTTGTTGTTCCTGAAAGTCCTCAGTCGTGCGTCGATGTCGAATTTCTTTTCCAATTCCCACGCTATTTTTCCGCTTTTGTTAGTTTGTGGCTGTGTCCAATAGTACCAAAAGTCATTGCATAGGTCAGCGCCGTATTTTTCAACGAATGGCTTGATCTTGTCTTTGAAGGCCTCTTTACTGCGGATGATTGTATCGGCACATTTCCATTTAAACCACTCGTTTTTTTCATATTTCTTTTTAAGTTCATCTGATATATATATATCTTCTTTAGAAGATACTATACTATTATCCTGTCCTGTCTTGTCCTGTCCTGTGCTATCGTTTGCCATTTTGCCATTAGCATTTGCTATCGTTTCTTTAGCATTTGCCATAGTTTTAGCTTCTTTTTCATGGCATTTGCTATTTTCCCATCTTTTAGCTGCCCCTTCCTTTCCGGCCTGCGCTCGCTTGTTCCTTATCGCCTGCCTGCTGTCTTTATTCCGTTCTACCCGCTCTGAAGTGATATATCCGTCCTTCAATTTGAAGAGCATGTATTTATTGATACAGTCCTCAATGAATTGCTTATAAGTCGCTATGTCCATCCTTGCCGCCTTCGACCTAACCCTGTAAAACCTGTCTGTCAATTCAATTTTCCCTTCTAATTC